TGTAGATGGTATTGGTTTGCCTTGTTTCAACCAATCCTCCATTTGTTCAAAGTAAAATGCTTCGTCTTCTTTACCACTATCTAATAATACTTTATTGGCCAATTTAAAAAACTTGTACATTGACATGTCTTTCATACTAGGCTCTATGGCTCTCACCACTTTTCCTGGTCTTTGATTACTCATCTCTTCCTCCTGATTTAAATTCTGGTAAATGGTTAAGATTAGCAAATCTACCATTCTCATCAACAGCGTAAGCTAAGGTCTGTCTATGTGTCTTAATAGTCCTCTTATACAAGTCTTTGGCCTCTTTATAAGTCTTTACCATAGTCTTGGTACTTTTATTCAGTGATCTCCACTCCATAATCGAATACTCAACAGCGTTATCTATCACGCCTTGTTCCCATTCGTTTGGTGTGTTATCCACTGATAACCCTCCACAGTTTTGACAACCAACTCATCTTTTTTTGTACCGTTAAATCTCTTTTAATCTCTCTCATTAGATTGTAAATAGGTTCGCCTTTTTGGAAGTTAGGAAAACCCATATCATTTAACATACCAACTTGACTATACACTTGTTTAAGTGTTTCTTTCTTTACATTGATATTAACTGTTTTCATTTTTAACCTCATCAGCATATTGATCTATCTCTACATCACCATTTTCTTCAGCAAACTCATCATCTGTATAAGATACCTTACCAAGATATTCTGTTGTATCTGAATCTGAATAGTTGGCATCCACCATATAGGTTTCAACACCATCTTTAGTTTCTGTGATCTCATGGTTTATCTGTGAGTGATCTATACCATTATCACTTAATTTTTTATCAGCTTCATCTTTATCTTTTGCTAATACCTCTTGTTCAATAACAAGTGTGTAATAAGTTTTCTTTCTGTATAGATTTTTACCTAAATCTTCTTTTACTAAAATTATATCTGTTTGTGTGTCCATAATATTCTCCTATTTGTTGTCTTCACTACTCATTAATAATACGATATAATGTATCGCCTTTAATAAATCTTTTCTGTTCTTACCATCTTTTTTACCATATCTACAAAGATACTTAATGGCATTTGCTTGGCAAAAATCTTTATCAATTCCTAGTTGGCGTAACATATCTTGTACCTGGAAACCGTCTTTGGTTGTACTGTAATGTTGACCATATGTTGATTCGATATATTTGCCTATTTCTTTTACTATCTTGTCTTCGCCGTATTTCATTAATGTATACCTCTATCGTTATAACTTTTTACTTTTGATCTTGTTAATTTTTTATTAAAGTCTTTTCTTAAAGATTGTCTATCATATTGTTGACCATAATCCATCCACATTTTCTTGTCACCCTCAGCAACATCTGGATACACATCTTCGTATGTTGTGTAATATTGTTTTTCATCTATAAGTTCTAGTTTAGATATATTCTGATAGTTGGTTGCTGTTTCTTTATAGTTCCAATCTATGTATTTTAAAATCTTTAATTTTGTCTTATCGTTGAATTTCTTTTTAAACTTGTTAGGCACATTTCTATATACTGTTTCATAAGAATAAAAGTATTCACCACCAATATCTGGATCCGAATACTCTCTCAAATAACAAACGTTGAAAGTCTTACTCACTATTTACTCTCCGTAAGTAATACTTCTTCAACATTGTCCTCTGTGATACCAACCATTTCTAGGTTGTCTATCTTTTTTACTTCTTCAACAGCAGTTGTAAGATCAATCTGACCGTCTTTCATTTTAAAGACAATCTTATCAACTTGATTTTCGACATCTGTTTCTATATATTGTTTGTATTTTGACATAGTGTTTTCTCCTTTATTGTGTTTTTATAGGTATATCCTATCATATTTGGACTAAAAGTCAAGCCTTTATTTGTAATAGTTTTTTGTATTTTTACTTTTTTGATTTTCATACTACTATCCTATCAGAAAATAGCCTATCTGTCAAGCGTTATTTTTTGTTGATTTTACTTGTTTTTTATAAGAACAGAACCAGAACAAAGTGTACCGATAGCTGTATTATAGACTCTTGTCGTTACTTTGTCCTCGAAGGGTGACTTTTTTGATATTTACAGGTGTTTTGGTGAGTTTTGGTAACCAACTTTTGCTATATAATAACTATCAACAATATCTGATATAGGGTTACCAACCTTTACTGTATCAAATATCTTTTTTAAGTCTGTGTTTGTTTCTTTAGAAAAGGATTCATACATCATATCTTTATCAGCATTACCTTTTCCAGTGGCACCTTTTTTTATTACACTAGGAACAACAGTATCATAATGTATATTAAACTCTTGTAATCTATACTTTAAAATACCACAGTTCTCTGCTATCTGGAATATACCTTGTCCTTTTGATCCAAAGGAATATCCTTCTATATAAACTAACTGCTCTGTGTGTATGGTGTCTTCTATCAGTTCATATACCCAATCTGATATTTGACTGAATCTTCTAATAGGTGTATCGTATTCTTTGTGTTCCGTACCTATAATATTTTTGGCCATAGGACCAATATACTTTTTCTTATTTGTTAAATAAAAAAATTTACTGTTTTCAAATATAAAATCTGTTGTAATACAAATGGCAGGACTTGTTAAACTATAATCAATTCCAATTATCGTCTTCGGATTCGTTTGTCCAGATTGATTCTTCACCGTCATCTTCAATTTCCTCTACTTCACGTCCACAAAATGGACAAGTTAATGGCTCAAGGTCTTGTACCTCAATATCCCATTCTACTGTATATTTAGTTTCGCAACTGGAACAAGTTTTTGGTCTTTTTTCAATCATTATAGTTTAAAGGATTTAAATTGATCTTTCTTAACGTCTTGTTTAATACCACCAATAACATAAGACTCAATCTCTGTTTCTTGTGGAGCATTTTGTGTCGATTTACTATTCAACCAATGGTCAGTCCATGGTAAAGGATTAGTTTTTTGATCATATACTGTTGTCAATTGTATACCTCTCATTCTTCTATTTGCTGTGTACTCAACAAATTGATGTAAAAGTTTTTCTGATAAACCTATCATAGAACCTTTTGAGAATAGATAAGTTGCCCAACGTTTCTCTTCCTGTACGGCCTCATCATACATTTTATAAACTTCTTTCTCTGTATCTTTAATAATTTTTAAGAAGTCTTTATCATTTTCATGGTCTTTCCAGTTATTAATAACTCTTTGTGACATTGCTAGATGTTGACTTTCATCTCTAGCAATAAATGATATAATCTTAGCAGAACCCTCTAACTTCTTTAGTTCACCAAAGGCAAAACTACAAGCAAATGATACATAAAATCTTAAGCCTTCTAATATGTTTACTGATACCATTGCTAGATATAATTTCTTTTTAAGTTCATACATATCAACTTTATCTGGTGTTAATGTCCATTGATAACCTAATTTGATCAAATCATCATAAGTTTTTGTAACTGAATTAGCTCTCTTTTCAATCTTCTCATCTTTTATAATCGTATCAAATACTTCACCTGGTTGTGAGTAAAGGTTTTTAATAATGTATGTATAACTTCTACTATGAATAGTTTCCATAAAGTCCCATGCTACGATGGCACCTTCTAACTCTGGTAATGATACAAAAGGTAAAAAGGCCAGACATGGACCACGACCTTGTACACTATCTAACATTGTTTGATACTTTAGATTAGATGTAAAAATAAACTTTTGTTCATCTCTTAAATCAAGGTAATCATTTCTATCTTTTTGTAAAGATATTTCTTCAGGTCTCCAAAAATAACCTAACTGTTGTTGTGTTAACTTATCAAATATAGGATACCTCATTGTGTCGTATCTTTGTATTTGTAAATCTTCACCAAAAAACATTGGTTGTTTTGTGAAATCTACCGTTTTACTTTTGTTTAATACTGATTTTGGCATAGCTGTCTATTTAGTCCTTTATTAAATTGTACAAGAATCACAGTTCTCATCATCTTCAATTGGTTTATCTTCAGGTACATTATCAACAAACCCTATAGGGTGTGCTGGTTCGTCTATATCTTTTTTAGCGTCATATGTATTCTGATAATATGATGTCTTCCAACCTAGTCTGTATGTTGTCAATAAGTCTTGTGCCATGGCAGATACAGGTACTTGATTGTCTTCGTAGTGCTCTGGATTATATGACCAGTTACCTGATATGGCTTGATCAAAATACTTTTGCATTACGGCAACTACATTTATATATCCCTCATTTGATTTCATATCCCATAATAAAGTGTAATTACTTTTTAGTTTCTTATAATCTGGTACCACTTGTTTTAATGGACCTTTCTTACTTTTTTTAATACTTAAATAATCTCTAGGTGGCTCAATACCGTTAGTAGCATTAGAAACTACACTAGAAGATTCAGATGGCATTTGAGCAGAGAGTGTACTATGTCTTAATCCATGTTCTTTAATTTCTTTCCTTAAACTCTCCCAATCATAAGTTAGATTTCTAGTTACAACCTCATCTACCTCTTTCTTGTAAGTGTCTATTGGTAAGATACCATCAGAGTATTTTGTTCTATTAAAGTATTCACATGAACCTTTTTCTTTAGCAATCTCGTTACTAGCTTTCAATAGATAATATTGAAATGCCTCTGTAAGTTTATCAACTTGACGCCATGCTAATTTTTGTTCATATGTGTAACCTTTTTTAGCAAGATAGTGAGCAAGGCCAATATAACCTACACCTAAACTTCTTCTCGCCTTTGTAGATATTTCAGCAGCCTTAACAGGATATTGTTGATGATCTATAATTTCATCTAAACTTCTTACTGCTAAGTCACATAAGTCCTCTAATTCATCTCTCTTGTCTATTATGCCTACATTGATAGCAGATAGAATACATAAGGCAATCTCTCCTTCTCCATCTATATGAGCAATAGGGTCAGTAGGTAATGTAATCTCCTGACAAAGATTTGACATTCTAATTAGGTCTTTAAATGATGAGTGAGAATTACAGTGGTCTATATTCATAATATAAATTCTACCTGTTTCTGCTCTTTCTTTTAAAATACTACCAAATAATTGTTGTGCTGATATTTTCTTTTTACTAACACTAGTTTTTCTTTCAGCCTTTACATAAAGATCATCAAACTCGGGTGTACCCCATGCCTCATATAATTCAGGCACTTCGTGTGGTGAGAACAAAGTTATTTCTTCTTCTTTTATAAATCTTTCGTAAAATAGTTTTGATAATTGAATTGAATAGTCTAATTTTCTAACTCTGTTATCCTCTGTACCTTTATTATTTTTTAGTACAATAATATCTTCTATCTCTTGGTGCCAAATAGGGAAGTGAACAGTAGCTGAACCGCCCCGTACTCCGTTTTGAGTACAACACTTAACTGTTGCTTCAAACTTTTTAAGGAAAGGAATAACGCCGGTGTGTTGTACTTCACCGCCTCGTATCCTCGCATTGATACCTCGTATTCTACCAGCATTAATACCAATGCCAGCCCT